AGAAACAGTCCCAGATGCGCCAGTTCGGCGAAGCCCAGACCATCTCGAACGATACCAACTTCGAGCTGCGCGGCGTCGAGAACGCACTGATGGCCTACACAGAAGGCGATCTCCTCGAATACTCCCGACAGTACGGGAAGGCGCAGGCCAAGTTCCAAGAGGGCGCTGCCCAGGTCTCCATTATGAAAGACATGGAGCGTGGCCAACAGCAGCAGATCAGCCGCATCATCCCGGATAGCCTCTACGATTACACGTTCCAGGACATCCTCTAATGCCCTTCCAATCCACAGACGCACTCGATGACCAAATGCTTCTGGATGGAAGCAACGGCTTCTCCACCGGGGTCATCTCCGCCACTCGTCCCGATGCCATTCCTGCCACGAGCATGGAAGAGGCAATCAACATGGACTATGACGACTTCGGAAACCTCGTCACGCGCCTCGGGACCATATCGCTCTCCGGAAACGCCCTCTCCTCAAACTGGGAGGATGTCATCACCGCTTGGGAATCAACGACATCTTACTTCGGATCCAATCTCCCGACCAACGCAGAGGTCATCTCCGGATTCTACTTCGACACGGCCACATCTGAACGTCTGGTCATCGCAGTAAACGACCGGAACACATCCGTCCAGAGCCTGTACTACGGTTCCCCGGGCATCTCGTACAACCAGATCGCAGGCTCAACGATCAGCTCGCTGGCGACCTACGTCTACTTCGCGCAGCTTAACGACAAACTGTTCTACTCGGACGGCATCGGCTCACTGAAGTATATCACCAGCGCCAACGTTAACTCTTCGGTGGTAGCCGGCAAAATCAGCCGCATCGATGTGATCAATCAGGGATCAAATCTTTCCAATATCCCTACCGTCACCATATCCGCTCCTCCAAGCGGAACAACCGCCACCGCCACCGCCATCGTGGCCAACGACGGCAACTTGGTCGCCATCAACATCACCAACCCTGGCAGCGGTTACATCACGGCTCCTACGGTCAACATCAGCGGCGGCGGCGGCGCTCACGCGGTCGCTTATGTCTCTCTCACGCCTCCAGGCAAACCGCTCTACCTCACCACCCACACCAACCGACTCTGGTGCGCGTCAGCCGATACCTCCAATCCCCCAGACACGCTCTTCTTCTCGGATATCCTCGACGGTGAAACGTGGGATCCTCTCGGCTCCATCCGCGTTGGCGGCGACGGCGATCCCATCCGTGGCCTCTACTCGTGGTTCGGATACAAGCTGCTCGTCTTCAAGGAACGCTCCATCTGGAGCGTGGACGCCGATCCAACGCAGGATCCCGCCGACTGGATCATCTCCATCATCAGCGGTAACATAGGCTGCTCCTCGCACCGTTCCATCGCCGCCGTAGGTGCCGATGTCTTCTTCCTGTCCCGCGACGGCATCCGCTCGATGGCTCAGATCCAAGCGGGCACCCAGACCAGCGTCGGCCTCGCGCTCTCCAGCCCGATCAACGACCTGATCAGCCGTATCGATAAGACCAAGCTGGAACTGTGCGACGGTGTCTTCTGGAACAACCGCTATCTGCTCGCGGTCCCGTTCATCACAAGCGGGCCATTCTCCGTGGGTCTTGAGAACGAGTCCGCGCTGCTGCTGGAGTCTGGATCGGACCTTGAAATGGAAGGCGCTTTCATCCGCAACAATGCGGTCATCGTCTACCACTCACTAGCCCGCTCGTGGCTCGGATACTGGGACAACTGGCAGGTCAACGACTTCATCCCAACCGCATTCTCTGAGTTCGGTCCAGTCCTTATGTTCGCCGGCGAAATTATCTCGCTGAGCGACGGCGCTGGCCAAGTCTGGTCCTTCAACGACTACCTCCCAAACACACGCCTCAGCCCCATATCCAGCTCCGCATACCTCGACGGCGGTAGCGCCTACGAATCATCGGTCATCACCAAGGCGTACAACCTCGGCGAAGCCATTCCGGACAAGATCGGCTACAGCATCCAGATCGCGCTCGACAATCCATACACTTCGAGCATCGGTGCCGCGCTCTCATTCTCCACCAATATGAGCGGATCGTTCACGAGCATCGATCCAGCTATCAGTATTCCTAATACTCAGAAGTACTTGGCTGCATACAACCTCATCAGCCGTGGGCGCTGGAACACCATTCAGTTCAAGATCAACACGACCAGTGGAAGCCGGTTGAGTCTCCAGTCCACGATACTTTCTGGCTTTGTTGATTCTGTGCGTCCTCAGCAATGACCGCACATCCCACTATCATCGAAGCGGCACAACTGCTGAGACAGCATTGGCCTACTTGTTCCACGTGGAACGATGATCAGTTGCTCAACTGGATTGGAATCTTCAATGCCAAGAAGCTGATCGGAATTGTGAAGAACGAGGATGGTAAGTGCGTTGGCGTAGGGGCTGTTCGATTTCTCAACTCGATAGAGGAGTCCGAGGATCTGAACAACAACTTCCCAGACGGTCACATCGCGTGGATCGAGATCGCTATTGGTGCTGAGCCATATGCGGTTCAGACACTCTGGTTGGCCATGATGGGGCTGTGCTCGAAGAACGTCACCAAGCTGGGTGGGTTCCGCAAAGGCATTTCCCGTTTGTACGATTTTGACAGGTACTCCAAACTACTGATGAACCGAAGGATTTCCTATGGGCGGCACGTATAAAGCACCAGACATTGCGGCGGCGAATCGAGAAGCCGTGATGGCCTCGATCGAAACCTTTCCGCTCCAGCGCGAGATTGAGGCAGCATCCCGGATAGGTGCGGCTGTTCGTGTTCCTATCTACAAGGATGGAAAGGAAACCGGTCAGTTCCGAACGGTTGATTTCAAGGATGTTTCCGACATTGCTCAGACACGGGCAATCGGTCAGGCATTGGCCGATCTGGCTCCAATTCAGGCGCAGCGTCAGTTGGAAGCCGCTCAGCAATACGGCACCCAGTTCGCTCAACAGCGCCGAGCCGAGCTTCAGGCTCTTGATCCCGAGCGTTATGGCACCGCCACTCAGCCGGGTCTCTACGCCCAGTTCCTGAGCGACATTGGCAGGGCTCCCATCTCTGAGACTTCTCCCACCGCTCCCACCTACGAGCGCGTGGGCATGCCTACTGGCCCGCAGGATACCGGCTACGCCCAGTCGATCCGCAGCGATCTCGAACGCCAGATCGGAGCCGGTCTCGCTCAGGCTGGCACTCTCGATCCCGCGATGATCCGCGCTGCCGAGCAAGCGGCTCGCGCCCGCGGAACCGCTACCGGCAACATCCTCGGCAACCTGTCCGCTTTCCGTGAGGCTCGCGCCGTCAACGAGGCGATCTCCAACGCGGATGTGCAGCGCCGTCAGCAAGCTATCGGCCTTCTCCAAAGCGGCCAGACCACGAGCGATGTCGCCAATCGTCAGGCTCAGGAGGCGTTCAACAACATCCTTGCGGCCACCGGTCAGAGGAATACTGCAATGCAGCAGAGCTTTGCCGGCCAGATGGCCGCGCAGCAGCAGCAGCAGGCCGGTCGTCAGCAGAACATCGCCAACATCCAGTCCGCCCTGGGACTTCAGCCGATCGTCTCGCAAGCCGCTCAGCTCGGAGGTCTCCAGCAGGGCGCTTCGCCGTTTGCTGCTCCCCAGCTCATGCAGGGACTTCAGCAGGCGGGTCCGGGGCAGTTGATGCAGATGGGTTCGAGCTTCGCGCTACAGAACGCTCAGAATCAGTTCCAAGCCTCGCAAGCTGGTTCTCCGTTGGCCATGATCAGCGGCATCACAGGTGGTATCGCAAATCTTGGAAGGTCATACTCTGGATTCGGACTTGGGGGTTGATCTATGGCTGAAACCGCTGAAGCAAACTTTGGACCTGATAATTACCCTGACCTCGCGGAAGGTGGTTATTATTACGGCGCTCAAATCGGACAGGATTTGGCTCCATGGGGGCTTCCCGGAACTGTTGTTGGCGAGCCTTTTGTGGACAACAGAGGTTTCTCTTACGACTGGAAGACTGGCCAGTTCTTTGAGCCTGCTCCCGTAGATGCCGGAAATAAATCAGACCTCTCGCTGCCCATTACGATTCCCGAGACGGTGTTCGGCCCTGTCACCGCTTCCGGGTACGCACAGCCTCCGGTCGATCCGTTGAGCTACTACTCGACTCCTGAACCGACTCCTGAACCGACTCCGTACACTGGTGGGCCAACAAGGTGGTGGGAAATCAATCGTCCCGCTTTGGATCTGAGCAATATCCAGACGTTTACTCCGGTTTCATCGCCTGCTCCTGAGCCAACCTCGCCTCCTGTATCTCAGCAACCAACCTACAGCAGCGAGGGAGAAGACTCTGGAACCAGCCTGATAACCGATGAAAACAGGGAAAGGTACATCAGGGAAGGCGGGATGAATCTTCAGGGACCATCGGAACCCACTCCGGTGAATCCTCTTCCTGAGACATCTCTCCCAAAGGTGGAAGATGTTAATACCAACATTTTTTCAGGCGTTGTTACAAACCCCGTCCAAGGAGGCGAGAAGCCTTACTACATAGAGGACACTGGTGTTGCCGGCCCCGCTATAGAGAGCAAGCCTATCACTCCAGGGTTGATCCCGTTGGATAAGCCTCAATTCACCTTACAGCCCACAACCAGTTTTCCGTCAACGACCACTCGCAACCCCATCGTACTCCCCGGTGCCTCGGTGCTGAGCAGGCCAGTCATCACGACCCCGTTGCCCGAGCTTCCGGTAAACCCCGTGCTGACTCGCAATCGGGACATGGCTCCGAGCAGGTATTTCCGCGACATCAACTACGATCCCGAGGAGATCCTCGCCGCGGCGATGCGAAGCATGGGCGGTCGCATGGCCCGTCGGTCAATTCTCAACGAACAGAGCTAACGATCTATGGCTACACCCATCAATCTCGAAGCCGCTGCTTCCCAGCGCATCAATCCGTTCCTCAAGGGCCTTACCATGCTGACCGGCGGTCTGGCCGGCGAGTTCACTGGCACCAATGAGCAGATCCGTGAGCGTAACAAGGCCCGTCAGGCGCTGCTTCAAGAGGAGCTGAACAAGCGGGATGAGCAGCGGGCGATGGAGCGTCAGTTGATGATCAACGCGCTCCAATCAGGAGTGGGCCAACTGCAAGGTGCCACCCTTGAGGAAAAGATGGCCGACTTCAGAAACAAGCAACTTCAACAGAGTATCATCGCATCTGAGGCCACAAGATTTGGGCTTGGTCAGACTACTGGTCCTTCACAGTTTGAAGCGGATCCATTGTATCGAGCCACTGCTGCAAAAGCTCAAGCCGAGATGGCTAAACGTGGCGCTGAACTCACTCAGACCCGTGATATCAATGCCGAGGAAAACCGTCAGTTCCTCGAGGGCCGAGGCGTGACAATCCCCGCTGGTGCCACGGCTGGCCAACTTGAAGCTCTTCGCCGCACTGAAGACATCAAGATGCAGTCGGCTATTCCGTTTGAGCAACGTGGAGAAGTCGCCAAGGCCGGTTTGAGAAGGCTGCAAGCCGCAGGTGCTTACCCGTCACCGATGGATGTTTCCAAGATGACGGCTGCTCAGGCTATTGCCGAGGAAGAGCCTGCTTCCAAGCAGTACGCTGAAAGCCAGCGCGTGTCTGCGTTTCAGAAGCGTGAGCAGGCTGAACAAAACGCTGTTCGTGGATTCATGCAGGAAGCTGCCAAAGAGGCTCCTGATCAGACCAAGTTGCAGGAGATGTTCTACGCTCTTCCGGTCGATGCCCAGAAGGATGCTCGCAATCGCCAGATTGCCGGTGTCACGAGTGTCGCCACTCCCAAGGAGCGTGAACAGCTCACCAAGTATTCCGGGCTGCTTTCCAAGGCTCAGACACTTGCTGGAAATATCTCTGAGTTGGCCAAGAGCGAGGATCTTTCAAAGGTCTCTCAGCAGAATTTCAATGGATTTGCCAGCTGGTTCCGTGGTGTTCGCAATAAGTACGGATCTGAAGATCCAAAGGTCGCTCTGCTGAATGACGTTGTTCAGCAGTTTGAGCAGGTTGTTAGCGGCACTCGTAAAGACCTGTTTGGCGTTTCGCTCACTAGAAGCGAATTGGATTCAGCACGTTCTCAGTTCGGTGATCCTAACACTGCGAATTTCCTGCCTCGAATGATCACATTCTTGGACGGTGTGTTCAGCCGAGACGTTGTTCAGGAAGATTTTAAGGACTTTGGAATCCAAGTTCCTGAAGCTCTTGAGAAGCGCACTCAAGAAGCTCGTAACAACTGGTTGAAGACTCGTGAGAGCTTCAACTTTGGCGGAAAGAAACAGGGGCTCAGTGCTGACAAGGAAGCTCGTCTTCGAGAACTCCGCGCTAAGAAGAACGCTCAATAAAATCATCCTATGGCTCAACTTACCGCAGCAGAAGAGGCTGAACTCGCAGCACTTGAGGCAGAACTTGTCAAAAGGGATGTCTCGGAAGAGTCGCAGTCTAGACAAGAGCGTCTTCGGATGATGGCGGAATCCCGCGGTGGCGGAGCGTCCGCTGGCCCTATCAGCCCTCAGGCAACGGCGACTGGACTTCGCTACGGAATTCCTTTGGCTGCTGGACTTGCGACTGGTCCTGCTTCTGGACTTGCTGCACTTGCTCGGTCCGCACTGATCGGTGGGGGTTCTGCTGGTGCCGGCGAAGCTGGTGCTCAGACGGTTGAAAAACTTGCAGAAGGACGGGAATATCGTCCCGGTCAAATTGTCGGAGCTACGATTCGAGGAGCTGCTCCGATCATAAAAGATGCTCCACTCAAAACCATCGGTGCTGCGGGTCTTTCTGGCCTACTAGGTGGCGCAGCAGAAGGTAAGGTTCAAGGTGTCGGATCTGCGCTTTGGGAAACTGGAATTGGTGCAGCTCCTGTTGGCGTTGTCCAATCCATTGGTGGTGCTGGAAAATACCTTGGAAACCTTCTTTCCAAGGGGATTCAGAAAGCTGAAGACATTGAGCGCATCGGTCCTGGCGTTGAGGCGACGATCGGTCAGGCGTTCCCAGAGTTCGCTGGTCTCGAATCCCGTGTTTCTGCTCAGACTGGAAGCCAAGCACTCAAGGAGCGACTCAATCAGCAGGCCGATGCGATCACCCGAGCTGTTGTTGGCGTGTCCGGAATGGCCGCTGAGACCTATCCGGACATCGTGAGGCGCGTAGCCTCTTCGCTCAGCAACATGGACCCGGCCTCGATTGAGAGGTTGGCCAATGAGGCTGATGCGGTGAACACTGCTCGTAACGCTGTCGAGAAGGCTCGCACTGGGGCGCAACAGAGCTTGCTTCAAGAGTCGCTCTCTGAGGCCGAGAACGAGTTCCGAAAGCGCATCGATCTGGAGACGATGGCCGGTGGATTGAAAGCTGGAGGGGTGAAGCCGTTCCAGTCGGCTGCGATGGGTCGAGAAGTCGAGACTGTGTTCGATGATGCTCGCAAGGCTTTCAGGCAGAAATCCGAAGATCTTTACGCGCCAACAAGGCCATTTGAGGACGCAGCGGCTTTCGACATCACCGCACCTCCTTCAAAAGGACAAAGTTCGTTGCGCCAAGACGCATTGGATCTGATAAGCAGGATTCCCGATATCCCTGCTGGTGGATTGACTGAACTCAAAAAGCTCTTGGCTCGAAAGAATGTTGTAGCTGCACCGTATTCTCCGGATCCAACGGCTCCTATTACAATTTCTATTCCTGAAAAAGCATCGCTCGCTGAGTTGCGTCAAATTCGAGATGAACTCTATCAGTTTGCAGACTATTCTGGTGAAGCGATGAGCAAAAACGCTCAACGCGAAATCCGGAATCTCGGCCAACGGATAACCGACACGATTGATGCTCAAGCTGACTCAGCGTTTGGAGCAGCAAACAGCCAAGCATTGAGAGAGGCCAATGACTTTTACTCGAAGTTCCGTCCTCGTTTCGATGAGTTTGGTGTGATTCAGGCATTCAAGCCTGAGCGTATGGAGACCGCTCAGATGGCTGAATCAGTTCGTGGCCGTGTCGCCAAGCAGGGCGTCGAGACTCCCGCGTTCCAGAACGCGATCACGCTTCTTGATGATCTCAAAGCGGCTGGTGCTCAGGGCGTTCCTGATTCCAAGAAGCTGGCCGACATCACGCGCTCCGGAATTGTTGATCGTTCACTCAATGCTGAGACCGGAGAACTGAATCTCCGCCAGCTTGCCAACGACCTGAACAACATCGAGCAGCAGAGCCCTGGTGGGTTGGCCAAGCTCGGGTTCGGAACCACCCAAGAACTCAAGCGGTTCGTGCGATTCGTGACCGGACTTCCGGAAGCCGAGAAGGTTGGACCTGAGAAGATCGTTCAGCTTCTCAATACTGAGACTCCTGCGGGCTTTGCGATCGCTTCCAGAGCCGTTCAGACGCTTCCTGATGTTGCAACCGTCGATACGGTCATCTCGGCCCTGCAAAGACGCGCTCCCGGTTCCAAGGCGGCAAAAGAGGCTCTGGACTCCATTCGTGCGCGTGAGATCGAAGACTTGCTGCTTGAAGTGCGTGGTGGTCGCCGCGGCGCAGCGACTGGAGCTGTTGGAATTCTCGCGGATCCGGACAATCGGTCGCGTGTTGAGCGTATTCTTGGCCCGCAACTCCTATCCAGCATTGAAAACACGTTCATTCCAGGTTTTCGGGTGATGGAAGAGGCTAGGCAAGCCGCTGGACAGGCTGGATCCACGGTGCGAGGCGCTGCGTTTGAAAAGGTTGGCCGAAAAGCATCTGAATTGCCGATTCAAGCTGCTGCCGGCAAGGGAGCAGCAGGAGCCCTGTCGTTTCTCGGATCGATGGTCGATGCTGGAGGGTACGCACTGGTTTCAAAGGTGATAGCCAAGGGTGCAGGTGTCAGCGGAATGCGTTCTCGACGCGATTTCCTGAACGATATCGTCAGAATTTCACAGCTTCCAAGCGCTGCACAGCTCGACGCTTTGAGACGGTACGCGGGTGAAAAACTTGAGTCGGAATAATTTCCGCAAGAAATAGTTTGCAACACTCGGCAACACGGGGTACGTTCTTCCCCGTGAGCGTAAAACTACTCTCGATCAAAGAGATCGCACAGACCCTCGGGACTCATCCCGAGACGGTGCGTCGATGGATCAGGGATGGTCGGCTTCCAGCCATG